ATTTAAGTGGATGGATCGGGTTCGGATTGATCGTAGTATATCGGAGGCATACCAGTCCAAAAATAGACTTGGAAATCTTCTCCTGCTGCCACATACCAATCACACCAGCCATCAGTTTTTGCATCACAGGTCGCTGTCACCTGGAATGCGTTACACCAGGCATCTGCGCCTGACAAGTTCTCAGTTTTGGATATTCCATACCGAAACAGCATTTGGTAAGGAACTTCGAAAGATAGGATATCATTCACCACGGCTGTAGTGAGTGCCATACCATCAGAACCATGTGGACATGATTTGCTTTGCGGTCCAGTGATACCGTTAAACCTTGCCACGCTCAAATTTGAAGGAGCAGTGATAGGTTCCACGGTGTTGGCATATCCATCCTGAGCCACTCTCTGGGCCACCAATAGCAGGCGAGAATCAGCTTCACCCACTCCCACTGGAACTATTCTGTGCCGTATGGATCCGCGCCAACCAGCAAAACACATAGTGATAAACTGCAAAACCGAAGTCCATGCATAGTTGTAAGGACCATCAACTGAAACATCAACAGCACCGTTAGCTGCACCTTTCAAGTACGGGAAAGAGTTACGCCTTGCGGTGTAAGCATTCAATCCTGTACCAGAGAATGTGAAAAGCGTCGAGTGTTTGTTGTACCTTCGGATGAGTTGTCTAAATGAACCAATGCATTCACCAGCATACACTGCAGTTATTTCGTCCACTGTTTGTTTATCCGTAGAAAGTGGCTGAGACTCCTCGGAAACTGGCTCAGAAGGGCGCGATGCATCAGGCACCTTGGATAAATCCATGTCAGACTGTGGCACAAATTCATAATGACTGATATCATCCCAAGGTGAAAACACTTTAAAGTCGTCGCCCGCACTCACGAACATGTTGATTTGAACATCACTTGCCACAACCGTATTAGGTGTTACTAGCTCGTTCACAACATAAATACCGACTACACCATTACTAGGTCGGTAGTTCGTCAGTCGTGTAGGCCCATATGTGAATGAAGGAAGCTCAACGGCAGGCCGAGGTATAGGGAGAATTCCACGTTCCTGTCCATTTGTAATGGATACCGTGAAGTCCTGTTTCTCTGCCACATCTATGATCTCCTGATAATTCACATTATACTCAGCATCTGGACTCAAGTAATTTGGATCATACACTACTCTGAGTCGTCCCCGATGAAACGCACTGCACACGATCTGAAACCGTAGTTTGATGGTGCCCGTCCAATATTGAAAAGGAAGAGCAGCTACAGCCAAAGCAG